ATGAACCCGCCTGCCGATACGGTTGTTCGCAAAATCAACTATGACGAAAATCCGTTCTTGACGGAGACTATGCTCAAGGTAATCGAGGCAGCAAAGCTCGAAGACCCTGAAGAGTTTGCCCATGTCTATCTTGGTATGCCGCGCAAGGATGATGACCAAGTCATTATCAAGCGATCGTGGATTGATGCGGCGATCAACGCACATGAAAAACTAGGCATTGAGATTACTGGCGGGAAAATTGGCGGCTTTGACGTTGCCGACGAGGGGCCAGACAGCAACGCACTAATTGCGCGCCATGGGATTCTTGTTTGTCATGCCGAAGAGTGGAAAGATCAAGACCCCAATTCTGCCGCCAGGCATGTATTTAATGAGGCTATCCGCATGGTCCTGGACGAAGTGCATTACGATAATATCGGCGTTGGCGCTGGTGCGAAGGGCGCGATCAGAGAAGAGCAGGAGCGATGCAGCATCAAGGTCAGGCAACCACGTTTTGAGGGGTTTTGCGCTTCTGCCGGTGTCAATGCGCCTGAACGTGAGTACATGCCTGGCAAGACAAACAAAGACATGTTCGCCAACATCAAGGCGCAGGCATGGTGGTTGCTGGCAGATCGTTTCCGTGAGACATTCAACGCAATCAACGGAAAGCCATATGATGCTGAAAAGATCATTTCTCTTGATCCTGACTTGCCTCATCTTGACCGGCTATGTGCTGAGCTATCGCAACCACGGCGGGAGTTTTCAAACGGTAAATTCAAGGTTGAATCAAAAGACACTATGAAGAAACGCGGCGTGAGCAGTCCTAACTTGGCCGACGCTTGCGTGATGGCATTCGCGCCTGAATGCGGCTTTGATATACAATCGCTTTTATAAATATATTTACTAGGTGATATATATATGGGACGCCCAGCCGGATCAAAGAACAAACCAAAAGAAATTACGACGGATAGTTATGCCGAGGCATTTACTGGCACTGGTACTAACCGCGACCGCAGCTCGTTCGCTAGAATCAAGCCGTCTTACCTGCTACAACAGCAGGAACTGAGTGACTTATATATCGGCGATGGCATGGCGCGCAGGATCGTTGATATACCTGCCGAAGAAATGACGCGCGCTGGTATCGACATCGAGACGCTTGAAGATGAACAGCTAGAAGAAGCGGTCGAGGCGCGGCTGGAAGAACTTGACGCGATGCGCCATATGAATGACGCGGTGCGGTGGTCTAGGCTATTTGGCGGCTCGGTTATGGTATTCGGACTTAATGACGGCGGTACGCTAGACGTCCCACTTAATCCGGACGGCATCAAGGGTGTGGAGTTCCTGCGCGTTTATGACAGGTGGCAAGCAACAATCCAAACGAGAGTCACTGACCCGATGTTGCCGACCTACGGCAAGCCTGAGTTATGGCTAATCAGCCCACAGGACGGCGGCCATCCATATACAGTGCACGCAAGCCGCGTCTATCAGTTCGACGGCGATGCGATACCAGATATTTTACGCCAAGCTAACCAAGGCTGGGGAGCTTCAGCGCTGCAATCATGCCGCGATCAGCTAGTCCGCCTTGGCATGAGTCACCAGTATGCCAATATGTTGCTTGAGCGTAGCCAACAGGCTGTGCATGGCATTCCTGGCCTGTCAAACATATTGCGCGCACCTGGTGGTGAGGCAGCTATGCAGCGGCGCGTTGATGTTGTGGACATGGTGCGCGGCATACTCAATACGGTTGTGACAGATGCGGACGAAACCTACACGATCACAAGTCAATCACTAGGCGGCGTGCCAGACGTACTTGACCGCTTTGCCGAGGCGCTTGCCGCTGTAACAGGCATTCCGGTCACAGTCTTGATGGGGCGCGCACCGGGTGGCCTAAGTGCTACCGGCAAGGCTGACCTTGATAACTGGTATGCACGTATTGAGGCCATGCAAAATGACATCCTGCGCAAGCCGCTCGACATGCTGGTTAATTACATCATCGTCGCAAAGACAGGGCAGGACGGCGGTAACTACTCGCTGAAATTCAAACCGCTCACAGTTAAGTCAGACAAAGAGAATGCCGAGATTGATAAGCTGAAAGCAGAGGCCAACAAGATACAGGCAGACGCGGATTCGATTTATGTCGGCATTGGCTCGATTGACCCTCGCGAGATCAGGGCAGGGCTTGATGACAAGTATGAGATTGATGCAATGCCAGAGATAACAGAGCCGGATGAAGAAGAAGCCTAAAGTCGCACTGTACCCTGACCGCATAGAGCGGGAGTACGAGCGCCTATTGCGCGGCTATGTCCTTGGCATGTCCAAGGAGACGCTGGCCAAGCTAAAGGACATGGAGTTGTTGCGTCTTGATAGTTGGTCAGAGGATGTGACCGCGCTTTTCTTGCTGTTATCGGCTCAATTCTTGGCAGTCGGTGAATCGCTAACCTTGCGCTTGCCGGGTATCTATGCACAAGTTAACCAGTTCCAAGATCAGCAATGGCGACTTGTGGTCAAGTCTGGCACAGGCATTACCATCCCCGCAGGGCAATCAGTGCCCTATGGTATGACGCCTTATGGCAGCGTTAGCGATCCAAACCTAATCAGGGCACGATTCGGCATGGGCATTGACGTTTATCGGTCAGAGCCTTGGTTAGCTGCAAGGCAAGCTAACTGGGTAGCACAAAACACGGCCTTGATTAAATCAATAGCGCCGCAGTACATGACTAGCGTTGAAACCATCGTCCGGCAGGGCGTCATGTCCGGCACTGCGCCTAAAGTCTTGGCAAAGCAAATACAACAGGCAAGTGGCGTGACGATGAAGCGGGCGACGCTGATTGCGAGAGATCAGATAAATAAGGCAAATGGGGAATTAACGCAGCATCGTCAAATGGATTTAGGAATAGATAGCTATCAATGGGACACCAGTAATGACGAAAGAGTTAGACCATCTCATGTCGCAAGGGAAGGTAAAATTTACTCATGGTCAAAGCCTCCGGAAGGCGGAGGACATCCCGGGCAAGAAATTTTGTGCAGATGTCGCGCTCTTCCACAGTTTGATGACGAAGATGATTGACAACTTATAATTTTTTGTTATAGTCATGGTATGAATGTACAACGATTCGATTATTCTGACCTAAAAGCGACCAAGACCGACGAAGGTTTCTTGGTCGATTCGCCTATCGTTGCGCGTGTTGGAATCCAAGAGTACAGAAGGGCTGATGGTACTATTCAGCGCGAATTGAGGTTGTCTGAAGACATATTCGATGCCGGATCACTTGCCTCAATGAAGGGCAAGCCGATAACCGTTGATCATCCAAGGAGCGGGCGCGTAGACAGCAAGACAGCTCATCGCGTGACTGTTGGTGCCATCCTAAGCGAAGGTAGGCAGGATGGCGACAATGTGCGTACTGACATTGTTATCCACTCGCCCGATGCAATAGGTGAGCGCCGCGAATTATCGCTTGGTTACACGACTGACTTAGATATGACTCCTGGCGAGTGGAATGGGCAGCGTTATGACGCCATTCAGCGCAAAATACATGTCAACCATTTAAGCATCGTGAAGTCTGGCAGGGCAGGAGTAGCAAGGCTCAATCTTGATTCAAACGAGGTTGAGGATTTTGAAACATCAAACCAAAAGGAGCATCAAACCATGACCGTAGTAAAAATCAAGTTAGACAACGGGATTGAGTATGATGCAGCTCCCGAGGTATCGGTGGCGCTGGACAAGCTCCGCTCCGACGCCTCTGCCGCTGCAACCAAACTCGAAAAACTCGAAGCAGAACGCGACACGTTAAAAGCGCGTGTTGATGGTATTCAAAGCGAATTGGACAAGGCCAAAGAACAAGGCCGCGCCGACGCGCTTGCACGCATGAAGCTGGAAGAAGTTGCATCCAAGCTGAAAGTAGATCACGCTGACAAGACTGACCGGCAGATCAAAGAGGCGGTGATTCGTACCGTGCGCAAAGATGCTGAGTTGTCTGATAAGTCTGACGTCTACATTGATGCAGCTTTTGACATGGCGGTGGAAGCTGTGCCTGAGCACAATATGGCATCGCAGCGCCAAGCGGCAAATTCAACGCGCACCGATGGTGGCATTAAAACCAGCAAAGACGCGTACAAAGCATACATGGATTCACTCGGCAAAAAGGAGACTGCATAATGAGCCAAACTACAGTAACCCAATACGGCACGGCAGGTTTTGCCGGACTTTTGTATGACACAGGCGATAATGACATCATGTCCTACAGCGCAGAAGGCGCAGTTGGCTTTGGTGTGCCAGTTAAGTTAGGCACTGACAAAGAGCGCCAAGCCGCAGCCCTTACGACCGCAGTAGGGCAAGCCGCTTTGGCAGTAGGCGTATCAGTTGCAAGCCAAACCGTTGAGCAAACCTCAGCCGGTGTTGCACAGTATGCCGATAAACAGACAGTGCCTGTAATCAAGCGCGGCCGCATTTGGATGATGACAAACGATGCTGTTGTTGCTGGCGCTAATGCAAACTTGGTACTAGCCAATAGTACGGTTACTGACGAAGCTGTAGCCGCAGGCATTGAGGCATTCACTCAATTTTCAGCAAAATTTGTCACCGGCACTTCCGCCGCTGGCTTGGCTGTCGTGGAGATCAAATAATGACAATGCACTATGACGCGCAAGACCTTCGCGCTATTGAAGGCACAGGACGGCTGGATGCAAACGAGTCAATCTTCTTTGCTCGCCAGTTGGAATATATCCGCCCCAAGGCTTATGACGTAAAACGCGCAAAACTCTCAGCTCTTGAGGTTATGCCGATTGACACATCGACTAATCCAGGCGCTGAGTACATTACCTACCGCCAATATGACAGCGTTGGCTCGGCAAAAGTAACTCGCTAACTACGCAGATGACTTGCCCCGTGCAGACGTAACGGCTAAAGAGTTCGTAAGCCCTGTTCGCGGTATTGGTGATTCCTACGGTTACTCGGTGCAAGAGATTCGAGCCGCGCAATTTACTGGGACTGACCTTAACACCAAGCGCCAAGCAGCAGCACGCCGCGCACATGATGAGTTAATCAACAAGCTGGCATGGGGCGGTGATCCGGTTTCCGGCTTGCCTGGACTGTTAAGCAATGCCAATATCCCAGGCTATACCATCCCCGCAGATGGCACCGGCACTAGCAAGCTGTTTTCAACCAAGACTGCTGATCAAATCTTGCGCGATTTGAATGGGATCGCTAATGCCGTATTCAATACGTCAAAAGGCGTACATCGCCCTAACGAGTTGTGGATCCCGTTGGCTCAGTATTCCTTAATCTCTAGCACGCCGCGCAGCACCACCAGCGACACGACGATTTTGGAATACTTCTTGGCTAACAATCCGTTCATCACTAAAGTTGTTCCAGTCTTAGAGCTTGCAAGCACGGCTAATGGAGGCTTGAACGGATCCACCGACACCATGATCGCGGTTGATAATTCGATTGATAACTATCAACTGAATCTCGCCATGATGTTCATGCAGCACGCACCGCAGCAAAAGAATCTGGAATTCGTGATCCCTTGCGAATCCCGTTTTGCCGGTGTGACGGTTGAATATCCGTTATCAATGTGCAAAGCCGATTCGATCTAGTTCCCTCCGGCCTTCCCCCTAGGCCATTCGCCCTCGGCCTAAAAACCGAGGGCTTTTTTATAAAGGAAAAATGACAAATGAAACTGAAAAATGTAAGCGCACGAGGTTGGATTGTTGCAGGTAAAATGATTGCACCTGGCCAAGTGGAAGATGTTGAATGCACGATTGAAGACGTTGTCGACAATGATGAAATTGAGATTGTCAAAGGCAATGCAGAACAAGTACAAGATGGCGAAGAAGTGAAAGAAGTAAAGCGCGGCCGTCCCGCTAAAGAAGATAAATAAAGGAAAATAATCATGGCTAATTTTGTATTCAACGTCGCAAAGGGCCTACATTAGCCAAGTGGTCGAGGTTGATCAGGTTTTCTCGGTATTCTCAAAGATTGATTATCGCTTTGTCGAGTCGGGTTACAATACATTGTCAATTAATCCTGCGTACAACAAGATGTACATTGATCCAAATTACCATTGAGGCACAAATATGGCTACCCAGCTAGAAGCGTTTAGGCTTGTTGTTCCGGAATTCGCTGCGGAGTCAGATGCGACCGTCCAAGCGTTTTTAGACCTCGCGCCGCACTTTATAGACCCGATGCAGTATGACGAATCGGTTCGCGACTTGGCGCTGGTGTATCAGGCAGCAAGCTTGATGTATCAAAAGAATCAATCCGCATTGGGGAATTCAAGCGGCGGGCAGCTTGCCTCTGAGAAAGAAGGCGACTTGGCCCGAAGTTATTTCAAGAGTGGCACGGCAAATACTAAAACAACTGCTACTGACATTTACGCACAGCAGCTTGATAAGCTCTCGTTGGCTGTGGGCGGTATTCTCACTCGGTTTGGAAATACGATCCCTCAAGGTGTGACCATTGGCTAATGTCAAAGACATTGATCGCGGGCTTAAAAAGTTCATGCGCGAGTTGCAGCATGCTAAAAATCTTGAGGTCGTAATCGGCCTTCAAGAGGGTGATACCAATGGCGAATTGTCGATTGCTGAATATGCAGCTTACAATGAATATGGTACAGGTAAAATACCTGAGCGGTCATTCATGCGCTCGACTTTTGATGAAAAAGTAAGTGACATAAACCGTGACATAGATAATAAATATCGGCAAGTGCAAGCTGGGAAAATGAACATTTATTCCGCATTGAATCTCGTTGGCCTTCGGCACGGTAGAGATATTCAGAAAAAGATAGGATCTAATATATCCCCAGCTAATTCACCCATGACGATTGCTAAAAAGGGAAGTGGTAAAACGCTGATTGACACCGGCGCAATGATTAACGCTGTCCGCCATATTGTGAGAGTTGGTAAATGAGTTTCCGCCTGCCACAGACAATCAAGCGAACCGCACCCGGTGCATATGTTGATGGTATTTTCATCAATGGGGCAACGTCAGAATTATCTATTCATGCATCTATTCAACCAATGACAGGCGAAGATATGTTCACCCTGCCAGAAGGCCGCAGGCTGTCGGATTACGTCAAAGCTTACACGGATACACTTATTCAGGTCGTGGCAGAAGGCCAGCAACCCGACCGTTTAGTCTGGCGCGGAAAAGAATATGAGGCAATCCAGTTTGATGTTAGACAGATGGGCGTGATTAATCATTATAAAGTGATATTCTCCCGCGTATGAGCCTAGAGACTGACATTTATGCATTGATGCAGCCGATTATTGGCGGGACGGTTATATGGGCGGATCAGAATAGCCCTAGACCGCCTTTGCCTTATTCGGTTATCAAGATCAATAGCGTCAGGTACGTCAATCAAGATCACTACGGCGATCCAGATGTTAATGGCATCCAAACCGTCAAAGGAGACCGAGAATTCACGCTAAACGTGCAAATGTTTGGTAATTCGGATGTGGTTTCATCCCTCAATGGCGTGGTTGATCGGCTTAGGTTAGAAACCAATATCGACAAATTTATGGCTAAGAAATTGACCGCGTTCAACACTGAAGCAGTCACGGACATTTCAGCCCTGTTAGATAGCACGGTCATTGAAAAACGGGCTTCGGTTGATATTTTCATGCGATACAAGTCAAGCCTGACCGATAACGTCGGCATCATCGAAACGGCAAGCATTGAAGGCGATGACGATAGCATCGCACCAAAGTACACGATCACAGTTGTTGACAACTAGCAAATATGATATGCTTAGGCAGTAATCACAGGATCAATAATTACCACAGATAGGAGCCGCACATGGCCTCATTGAACGACATTGCAAGTGTCCAAATTTCCCTGAATACTGCCGCGGTGCAGCGTGCAAACTTCGGGACTGCGCTGATTGCATCGCCACATGCTTCTTTTGCAGAACGGGTGCGGACGTATTCTAGTTACGATTCGACTAATCCTGACAACCTGCCGCCTAAAGTTCTGGCAGCGTTGGCCGCCGCATTCTCACAGATTCCGCACCCTAACACGGTCAAGGTTGGCCGTATGTCAGTGGCAAAAGTGGCAATCGCGCCGATTGATGCTGTGCCAACATCTGTTTATTCGCTCAAGATCGGCGGCACGTTGATTACCGTTACATCTGCCGCATCGCCAACAACCTCGACCATCGCTACGCAGCTTGCTACGGCAATCAATACGGCGGCTCTAGGCGTTACCGCGACCGCTGTCGCAGGGATTGTTGAGCTGGTGTTCTCAGGCGCTGTGCTTGGCATTACGGATTTTGTCAAAATCCAATGGGATGCAATCACGCCATCTGCAACTGCAGGCATTGTTGCTACTGACCTTGGCGCAATCGCTCAACAAGACGCGGCTTGGTATGTCCTGCATCTAACAGAGCGTACCAAGCAGCTCATTCTTGACGCGGCGGCATGGACTGAGACGCAAGATAGAATCTTCGTTACCGCCTCGGCTGATTCTGACATTCTGACGGCTGGAATTACAACGGATGTAATCGGCACACTCAAGGCAACCAACTATTTCCGCACAGTCGCGGCATATCACGGCATGGCGAATACTCAATTTGCCGACGTAGCATGGGCATCGCGGACGCTGACCATCGCCCCAGGCGGCGAGACGTGGGCACTGCGCCGGTTGGCTGCTGTAACGCCTGACAAGCTGACTAGCACCGAGCGCAATACCATTATCGGCAAGGGCGGAAATACGTTTGAGTATTACCAAGAATCCTCCAACATCGCACTGACTAACCCCGGTAAGGTCGCAGCGGGTGAGTGGATTGACGTGATTCGGTTCCGTGACTACCTGAAAGACCTAGTGCAGACGAACATGGTGCAGTTGATGATCAACCGCGACAAGGTGCCTTATACCGACGGCGGTATCAGATTGCTGGGCAGCAACTTGATTAGCTCGTTACGTACCGGTCAAAATGTCGGTGGCATTGCGCCGGATGAGGTTGCGGCAGATGGCACGCAGCGTCCTGGCTTTAATGTTGAGATTCCGCTGTCATCTGAAATTGATGATGTGACCAAGGCAAGCCGCGTTGTTTATCTGAAATTCAACGCACGGATTGCAGGCGCAGTCCATGTCAGCAATATAACTGGCGCTCTCGCGTACAGTCTTGACGCTTAATAGATAGGAGATAGCTATGGCAGCAGGAGATTACCAAGGGACTTACGCGGCTGAAAAAGTCATTGTGACGGTTGGCAGCGCAATCATTACCGGCTTCGGTGATGGCGACTTCGTGACGGCTAAATATGAAGAAGATAGATTTATTAAGCGAGTTGGCTCAGATGGCGAAGTCGGCCGATCAAAAAATGCCAGCCGTGCCGGTACTGTTGAAGTCGTTTTGTCAGGCACAAGCAAGGCAAACGACGAGCTTAGTATGCTGTTCAATCTGAGCATCATCGGTGGCATTGATAAGCCTATCCCTATCGGCGTTGCTGACCTTTCAGGGCGCTCGTTGATGGTTGCGTCAAAGGCATGGCTTAAAACCGCGCCTGATATGGTTTTCGGTAAAGAGATTACCGACCGCACGTGGGTATTTGACTGCGCTGATATGCTGTTTAACTTTGGTGGTAATGGCTAATGCGTGAGACATTCATCATCAAAGACCGCGAATTCGCTGCTAACAAAATCGCAGCGTTCGCGGCTAATGGGCTAATCCTCAAGCTGCAAAAACTCGTATTGCCAGTGTTAGGCGAAGTCGCAGGTAGCGGCAAGGTTGACGTTATGAATATGGACGTTTCTAAAGCCTTCGAGATTATCTCTACGCGGCTCGATGATTCCGTCATCAATGACATTGTGTTGCCCATGTTCAAACTGGCACAAGTGGCCTGTGTTACCGAAAACATCAAGATTGATTCGCCACAGGCCATTGATAAAGTGTTTCAAGACGCAGATGGCTTGGCTGATTTCTACACGCTGATCTGGGAGGTGCTGAAGTACAACTTCTCCGGTTTTTTCGGGCAACTGGCCGACCGTTTTGGAGGCCAAGGTGGAGGAGTAGCGAAAGCCTAGACTTTAGCCGTGTTGGTGCGTTAGATGATGATTTAGAGGCAGAGCTTTGGATTTGGCGGCCTATATTGGCCGGTAAATGCACGTTAGAAGGTGTTCTGAGCGGTGTTGTTGGCATTGATGAGCTTGTCAAACTGAATGCACTATTAGACATGAGCGCAGCAGTTGAAGGATATCAGCATGAACAGGCGATGAAGAAGGCTGGCCGGTTGATTTTTCAAATGATGGAGAACTGAATTGATTGTTCGAGAGCTGTTGACACGCTTAAATTTTTCCACAAATGAAAGCCAACTGCGCAAATACCAGCAAGGCACGGAAAACAGTAAAGCGGCACAGCCGAAGGTGCAGCAACGGCTTTCCGCAATATGTTCGTGGCATTTGCGGGGTTCGCCTCGTTAAAAAGCATCGCTAATACAGCCGACCAGATGCAATCGCTGCAAGCCCGTATCGGCTTGTTGCCGCAAACCATTGGTGATGCAGGTGCGGCTTTTGATGTGGTGGCAAAGAGCGCCAGCGATTCACGCGCAAGTATCGAAGGTTACGCAACTCTATACATCCGCCTTGCTGGGGCTACTAAAGACTTCATAACGAATCAGTCTGACGTCTTGGAGATAACCAGCGCAATCAGCGATGCAATGGTCGTTGGTGGGGCAACGATGGCAGAGGTCTAATTCAGCCATGCTCCAGCTATCGCAGGGCTTCCAAAAGGGCAAGCTGGACGGCGATGAGTTTCGTGCATTCATGGAAACCATGAGCACCGGCGTTAAGGATAAATTAGCCAAGGCGCTCGGCCTAAGATAGCTCTGCGGTCACTTTTTGAAACTGTCACGTCAGTGGGCAACTGACCGCGCAGNACTTGGCAGAGGCTATTCCGTGAAATTGGTACCATCTGTCCGCGAGGAAATGCTCAAAATACCGCTCACAATCGGGCAATCAACTACGCTCGTCGGTAATCGGTGGGGAGAATTCATCCATCGTATGAATCGAGAATCAGGCGCAGTGACATTCATTGCCAAGCTATTTATCGGCGCATTCGACCGAATAGAAAACGGCCTAAATAGCATGGTGGAATTCTTCGGCGGGGCTACACAGACGCTAAAGTTATTCGGCATAGCTTTGGCCGCCGTTTTGTTACCGATGGCCGCTAATTTGCTTGCCGGTGCGCTGGCCTTTATTGTTTCGCCATTGGGCTTAGTGATCGGTGGCCTGGTGTTGCTCGGCATCGCTATTGAGGACATTTATCAATGGATGAATGGNNGCGAATCTGTCATTGGTGGATGGCTTGGGAAATGGGAAGATGTAAGGGTAAAAATACAGGTAAAATATATGGATTAGTTAAATCGCTTATTGACCGTTGTCATACGGGTTAGGCACCGCTGTAGCGATACACTTCGCAGCTATTATTGCAAAAACCATTGCGCTCAAGGCAGTCATGATCGCATCATTGTTAGCAGTAAAGGCGCAAGCAATAGTCGCTTACATGCAAATGGCAGCAGCCGGTGCAGCAATGGTAGCATCTATGATCGCAGCCAATTTGACGACTATCTTGATCATTGCCGCAATCGGCTTAGTTATTGGCGCAATCTACTTGTTATGGTCAAATTGGGAAAAGATCATGACTTGGATTGGCGACATTTCTTCTAAGATATGGACTTCAGTTTCTGATGGATTCCTCGGCATGGTTGATAAAATCAAAGGCTATTGGAACGCGTTCAAGTCATTTTTCGGCATGGATGTATCAACCAAGATTACAGCCAGCACCGCCGCAGGTGCCGCATCTGCCCCAGGTGGCGTGCCAGGTGGTGCGCCTGGTGGGGTAACCAACGTGACGGTCAATCAAACGCTACCTCCTGGCACACCAGCAGAGACTGCCGCAGCAGCAAAGGCGGCAACTAAGCAAGCATTGGCAAGCAGTGAAACTGAAAAACTTGCTAGACAGGCGGCACAAGCGCAATGAGTATCGGCCTATTGATTGACGTTGGTAAATCACTCACGCTGATTGAGAGTGATGTAATCTCTATCGACCTTGACGTGACCTTGGATGAGTCGCATGAATGGCTTAACGACGTGGTTACAAACCCTGTCGAGATTGGCTCACCAATAGCCGACCATATCCAGCAGCAACCCGACAAGCTAACCATAACTGGCTTTATTAGCGATTCGCCAATTACTGATTCAGTTGCAAGCCAATTAAGCAGCATCGGTGATTCAGAGTTCGGGACGAGGGCGCAGACCGCTTTTGACCTGTTGCGTGCGTTAATGGAATCTAAAAAGCTGGTGACGGTTTATACGCGTTACAGGATTTATACCGATATGGCATTGGCCTCGATCAACATCCCACGCTCGGCAGGGCTTGGCGAGGCGATTCAATTCACGGCGCAATTTACGCATGTGCGCATTGTTGAAACCAAGACGGTAGACGTGCCAGCGGGAGTTAGCCGGAATAAAGACGCAAAGGCAGATGGTGCAACCAAGCGCAAAACAGACCAGAAAGCAAATGGCGGGAAAGCAGATCCAAAACCTGCCACACCTGCCGCTGAAAAAGCCGTTGGCACTTCTGTTGCTAAAACATTAACTTCCAAGCTGTAATAAACCATGGCTATCACACTTGAAATACCGCTAATGCCTGACGTATCAGACCAAACGGTTGACGTGACGTTTGAGGATGTACCTTACCAATTCCGCGTTTTATGGAATGAGCGGTTTGGTTATTTCTCGCTATCAGTCCGAGAGATTGGCGGAGATGATTTGCTAACGAACGTCAAAATGGTAAATGACTTTCCGCTAGTTGGCAGATTCAAAAAACTAGCATTAAAAGGTGACTTGCTTTTTGTGCATCGTGCCGGTAAATCGTACAGGCCGACATATAGCGATCTTGGGCGTGATTACGGGTTGTTTTACTACGATCCAGAATCGCCGCCTGATTACCCATTGCCATTAGCGCCAAGGGCATAACATGCCAGCTTTTGAAAGAGTCGCGGAGTTAATCGTAGGTCAATCAGGACAGCAAGGCATCCTGATTAAAGACCTGCGCTTTTCTTTCTCGATTGAAAAGACGCTATCGGAAACCCTGAATAATTCAACCGTCCGGATTTTTAACCTTAACCGTGATAGTCGGAAACTTGTCGAAACGCCAAATAACGCCGTTATCCTAAAGGCCGGTTACGCGCAAGATATTGGGCCAGTCACTTGCTTCGTTGGCATCGTGCGGCGATCTATCACGGTGCGCGATGGTGTAGATTGGGTGACGGAGCTAGAGCTAGACGACGGCTTGATTGCGTACCGTGACGCCAAGTTTTCCATTAGCTTTAATCCTGGTGCTAATGCTATCGACGTTCTAAATGCCGTAGCGAAGCGGTTTAATCTGCCTGTACGGGCTTTGCCGGATGGCATTACACCAAAGACTTACCCTCAAGGATTCGCCTTTGTAGGGCGCACCAGAGAGGCTATGAGCAAGGTTTGCAACTACCTAGACCTTGAGTGGTCAATCCAGAATCAGGAAATTCAGATTTTGAAGAAGGGTGGCGTAAAGAAAGAACAGGCGTTTTTGATTTCCGCAGAGACCGGCATGATCGGCAGCCCTGCGGCGGAAGCAAAGACCATGAATGATAATGCAGCCGCCAAGAGAGGTATTACGACCAACACGGCAGGCGTTATCAGGCGCGCAAAAGAATCCACCGAAGGCGAGATTAAAACGCAGCTAGAGGTGCAAGGTTACAAGGTCAAAACATTGCTGCAACCATCCAGCCAGCCAGGGGACTACGTTAAGCTAAAATCAGAAGGCATTGACGGCTTCTTCAAAGTAGAAAAGCTGGTGCATTCTGGTGACACGCACGGCGGCGATTGGTTCACAGAGTACAGCTTGAGATTCGTGTAATGGAAAACGCAGACTTCTTATCTTCAATCCGCGCCCTGATCCAGTCAGAGATGGTTGACGTCAACACGTCATTGCCGGGCGTTGTGGTGTCTTATGCTAATGGGCTTGCATCTGTCAGGCCATTAGCAAACAAGCGTTTTCAAGATGGCGACGTGTTGGCTTTCCCGACAATCCCTAACGTGCCTATCCGATGGCCTGTTTTTGCAGGGGGCGCGGCAGGAGTAAAAGGGCCAGTAGTGCCAGGTGACAAAGTGCTATTGGTTTTCTCCCAGCAAGCCAAAGACGGTACAGACGACCAGCGCCGGTTTGACCTATCCGACGCCTACGCGGTGATCTGTGACAACTCGCAAGCCGGTCAGGGTGGCAATAATGCCGATATGATCATGTACTTCGGGGCGGCCTATATCAAGATAACCGCAGGTGGTGAGCTTGAGATTAACGCGCCTGCGGGCACTAAAACAATCGCCCCAAGCAATCTTTTGACCGGCTCGCAGTTGGTGCAAGGTAATATCACAGGCCAAAGCGGGTTCAATATCAGCGGCGGAAGTGGCTCAACCGTTAACATTACCGGCTCAATCCGAAACAACGGGGTTGACATAGGGTCAACGCACAAGCATAGCGGTGTGCAATCTGGCGGCGGTAACACTGGCAATCCTATATAATCAAGCCATGAACGATCTAGCCATTGACCCGATTACTAGCGATCTTGTTGTGTCAGGATTTGACCTGTCCGTGATACAAGGCGCAGATCGTGTTCGCCAGCAACTTGACATTAAATTGAAGCTATTCCGTGGCGAGTGGTTTTTAGATACCGAGTTCGGGACGCCATATTTTGAGTCAATACTCGGAAAACAGATTACATTAGGCGGGGCTGTAGCGGCGATCAAAAAGTCAATTCTTGAGGTTAATGACGTACAGCATATATCCTCATTTATTTATAACTTTAATCGCAAGGAGCGCCGGTTAAATGTTGAATTTGAGTGCGTTACGCAATACGGATTGATAAGGGTGAGCTTATGAGCCTAACTGAAACAGGTTTTAGCCGGAAGCGGTTAAACGAGATTAAATCTGACCTTGATCAGCGGCTGAATGACGCGCTTGGCCCAGTTAATACCAATGCCGATTCAGTTGTCGGGCAGTTGTCAGGCATTTTCTCGGAGGCCATTGATAACGCTTATGAGGTACTGCAAGAAACTTACGACGCGATGTATCCGTTTTCGGCAGAGGATACATCTTTAGATGGCGCAGTGTTATTTGTAGGGCTTGCGAGATTACCGGCAACTGAAACCGTTGTCACTGCGGTGGCATATGGCACAGAAGGCACGCTCATCCCAGCCGGTAGCAAGGCTCACGCGGACATCCAATACTTTTCAAGCAGTGACGTCATTATCAGCCGTGCTAACGCGCTAGACGTTACTTTAGAAGTCTTGACCGTTGCAAACTCTACAGCCTACAACATCACAGCCGGTGGGTTGTCAGTAACCTACACATCTGACGCCAGCGCAACGAGCGATGAAATTGTCGCAGGACTGGCAGCTTTGCTTAATGGCGATCCACTTGTCGCAGTGGTTGAGAATGGCAAGTTGAGGATTTATGCGTTTGACCTAGCCACGCCGTTTGCAATCACGGCAGACGTTAAGCTAAACATCACTAAGCGCGGATCCCCTGTTGTGTTTGTCGCCTCTGAAAAAGGCGCACGCGTTGTCCCTGTTGGCGGCTTATCGAATATCGACACGCCTATCGCGGGCTGGGATAGCCTTTACAACATGGCCGCAGGTACTGTCGGGCGTGACGTTGAGACTGATACCGAGTTGAGGGCGCGCCATGCCTTGTCAGTACGATCAACAGGCTCGGCAACGGTAGAGGCGATCAAGGCGAGGTTGCTTGCCGAAGTGCCAGAGGTTGCAACGGTCAGGATTTACGAAAACAGGACAAAAATTACCTCGGTAGATGGCATCCCGCCAAACTCATACGAGACCGTAGTGCAGGGCGGGGCAAATGCCGACGTGGCAAACCAATTATGGCTGACTAAACCGGCAGGTATTGAGACGCACGGCAATACAACGATTGCCGTTACAGATTCTGCCGGTGATGAGCAGATCATTAAATTTAGCCGACCGACGGTTAAGTACGGATGGCTAACCATCGCCGTGTCTTTGTATACCGAGGAGGTGTTGCCATTAACCGCAGAGGCAGCCATTAAACAGGCCGTTGTTGATTATGCCAATGCAAATATAGGCGTTGGCACAGACATTATTATCCAGCGGTTTTTAGGGCCGATCTATGCCACTGTGAGCGGCATTAGCAATCTTGTTGTCACGGCAGCCGTTACCAATGCAACGACCGATACGCCGTCTTATGGCGCGTCAAATATCGCCATCGCAAAGGCTGAGTACGCGGCATTTGACGTTAGCCGCGTAACGGTAACGGGTGTCTAATCGATGGACTTACGTCTGCGATAGCACAAAGTCGGCTAACTAGCCAAGTTTGCCGAAAAGCCTCTAATTAAGGCGTTGGCCGGTGTCTAGTTGTTGCGTCCGTTAGCAAGAGATTGAGGCGGTTGCTAACCAGTTAAAAGAGCAACGCTGGATTGCGACTGCTGTAGGTGCGCAGTTAGATGGCGCTGGTTATATCGTTGGTGAGAGCCGCGCTGGGCGCAACGATGCAGATTACCGCGAGGCAATCTTATTCAGGATTTTCGTCAATACCTCAAACGCAACGCCAGAGGATATGATCAAGGCATTGCGATACATAACCAAGCCGGATGATATTCAGTATATTGAGCAATATCCAGCCACAGCCATGCTTTTCACCAATGGGCCATTCGTACCGCAAAACATTAAAGCGGTTATGCAGGATTTAGCGCCTGCGGCCATTAGCGATATGCAAATTTTGGTGTCATTCGCAAGAAAAGACCCATTTCGCTTCGGACGCGAAAAGCTACCGAGTGAATTATTTGTTAATAGCGATGCAGACTATTTAACCGGCAACGGTGCTGATCTACAAGTCCAAACAGGTGAGGCAACAACAGGTTCACGGCTTGGCGGTATATCTCCGCCGGATTTGTTTGTCGGAGATTTTATGCTTGACGTAGGTGGCCCAAGTTTGGTATTAAATGCGCCAAACTTTGATACAATCATAGAGTCTGGATACCATCTCACAGGGGTTTACGTATGACAACATTCGCAGAAACCGTAGTTAATTACCCAGACGGGCAAACCAATGTTTCACCGCCCCCTGATGCGACGTTCAATGCCGGATTCATCCCCGAGCAAGCCAACACGCGCGGCCAGCCTTTACCGGCGCAATGGCTAAACTATTTCTTTCGCACGATTTTCAGGCTAATCAACCGTGACAAAGTATCCGACGCGTCCGGTGCGGGGTTGTTCCCCTATGCAAATAGTGCAATCAGGCTTGAAGCTATTGATATGGCGGATTCTAATAAATATCTTGTCGCAATTGGCTATAAAGGTGCAACAGGGAATCACGTGTTGAAAGTAATATCCAGTGCAACGCTCACGCTTGGTGCGGCAACCGCCAACGGTGATCAACCAGTTAACGGCGGTGTGAATGTTAGAACAGTAGGCTACTCGCGCCAGATCGGCGATCTGTAACAGGAGAAAATACAAATGGCATTAACAGCTACCGAAGAGGCACAAGCGCGACAACTAATCGCACAGCAAGCGGCATTATTGTCCCTTGCAGGTAATGAATCCACTATCACTTCCAAGCTGGGCGCCACGAAGGTAACGCTCTCCGACTTGATTGCTGTAAATGCGGTGGCAGACGCAGACCTCCTGCTGATGCGTCAGGGAGTAAATGACAAAAGCGTGACA